ATGTCGTCGGCCCAATCGCTGCCGCTGGTCAGCGGTTCGGCGCGGAATGTGTAGCCATACAGCCCGTAGAACTCATCTATTGAGTCCAGCACTGGCGTTCTGCCCATGTCGATGCCGATGCCGTTGGTTTGCCCCACCCCGTCTACCACGCGAAAGCCATAGTCCTGCGCGGCCTGCGCAATGATGCGGCCCGGAATGGTGAGCAACGACGATACATTAAACGAGGTGGACAACGCCAGCAATGAGCCGGGCTTGAATTGGTTATTAGACCCGCCATACCCCGGCGGGCTTCCGGTCACGGGATCATTTGCCGCGTATCCGTCATGCGTTGTCGCAGGCCAGCGGTGCATATTGCTGGGCGTAACGGTGTCGCGGTAGTAGTAGCGCGATTCGCGTAGCAGGATGCCCATCTCGTGATGGATGTATCCCGCGCTAAACTCCCCCGGCATGATCGCTACCCCCACGCCAATGTTAGAGCCGCCATGCGCCCCGCTTTGTCCTGCCCCATAGATGGATTCGTCGGAGAATGTAACGAACGTTGTTGCAATGCCACCGGCCACGCAGCGCGTGAACGGCTGGTTCTGTTTCAATGTGATGCCGTCCGGCTCTAAAAATGCGGCGGTGTTGTTGTCGTATGTCCCCGGCGCACCCGCAACCACAAACGAGTCAGGGCAACGCACCGTCTGTAACGTGGCCCCGTCATCCGTGCAGCGATCCCCGCCCGTCCATTCAGCCGCGTTGTATTCGACATTCAACGATGGCGCGGTTTCGTCAGGCTGCCAGATGACGGTGTTTGGGTAGAGGAACGTGTCATACCCATACACCGTTTCAATGGTGATACCTGCCGCCGAATAGGTTGCGCCTGCGCCGATGGCGAGATTAGAGTGTGCAGTCGATTCGCTGAATGGCCGCTTGCGTTTGTCCCTTGTCGTAGACGTGAGGTTATACCAAGGCACGGCAGGCGCAGAGGCGGCAGCGGTGAATCGCTTGCCGCCTGATACGAGAACCTTTGACGCTTTCAGAACTGCGGGCATTTACCCCTCAGATTGAATCAGGAGGCCCATTAGCGCGTCGATTTCGATGCCGCTGAGGGTGTATCCAGCCCCGTCTAATTGGTCGAGCGTAATGAGTTCCCCATCAAACGTGACGGCCTCATTGCGCAAGTCTTCAATCGCGGCAATGAATGCCTGCATGTCTTCGTCGCTCTTGGGCTTGCGCTGTGGTTCGCCCTCTACGGCTGGCTCATGGTGTGCGTCAATGAGTTGTTGGCGTGTCGCCTCAAACGCCGACTCTGGCCCCAACAGACGCACGATTGACCCGCGCAACGCGGCGATGCGATAGGCAACCTTTGCCCCGCCGCGCTCTGGTTTCTTCGTGTATAGCTGGTCAATTAGCGGCGGATTGGGCGGCTGTGCGAAAGCGATGTTTTGAAGTTTGGCAATTGTTGTTTTGATTTCCATATCTATCTATTAGTCGGTTGTCTATCCATTTACAACAGGGAAATACATCAGTGGCGCAACCAGTTGCGGTATCACTTTCTCCGCAATCGCGGCCACTCGCGCCGCGCCCGCCTGCGTGAGGTGAACGCCATCCCTGAAATACGTTGCATCCCACGCGGCACGATCTGCGCCCAATATCGCATCGGCCCCCACGTCTAGGATGCCGTCGAAGTCGCACGCACTCGCCCGCGCAAGTTGGTTAAACACCAGTCGCGCCGCCTCATGCCGCCCGTCATCCTCTATCCAGTTACCCACGTAGCGGCGATTAACGATTGTGCCGAGCATCACGCGCCAGCCAAGCGCCTTGCGGTTCATTAGGTAGTCATGGTGCTTTGCGAACGTTAGTTCGGCATCATAGTTATTCTGCGACAGCGAGTTTGTCCCCTCCCATAACACGCACAGCCCCGCGCCGTATGCGTTTAGGAGTGGATCAACATACAGCGGCGCTCGCTGGTTGGCGTGCCGTATATCGTCACCCGCCACAGACACATTCACCCCGCACAATTGCAACGCCTTTGCCGTGTTGCCCGCTAGGAACAGCGTCGTCCACGTTGGTGGCTGCGTGCCGTTGTTGAGGCAACTCATGCTATTGCCCTCAAACACCACCAACCGGCCCAAGCGTGACGCGCCTGATACGTTTAGCATCGGCGCGAGCAAGGGCAAGCGGAGGAAGGCGCGGCGGTTCATGGTTATGCGTTGGCGATGGTGGTTACAGTGCCAGAACTCCCGCGCCACTTGAGCGCCCCGGACTGCACATACAGCACACCACCGTTTGTGGCGTTCGTAGATGGCACTGAGCCAGCGTTTTTGATGAAGACTACGCCCACGCCGTTACCGTGCGATGGCGCATATGACCAAAACGATAAAACGCTGGTGTCCATGTAAACTGGATATACTGCGGCGGCATTTAGTCGCAAATAGGCAGACCCATTACTGGCAGAAGATAGCAATAGCTCTGCGTTCGTCTGAGTGGAATTAAGCGCCCCTAGGATGAGAAGTGTGTTATAGCTGCCCGAAGGCGCAGTCGCCCGAATGTTTAGCGACGAATTAAACGATACGGTATCAATAATGTTATAAAGCTGCGATGAAACGCTGCCAGAATACTTCCATTTTATCGTGTTGATGTCGGCATACGATGTTACACCCTTGATTGTTATTCCAGTATTGTCCAATATGGTATCGCTAGACCCGACCACAATCGACCCGCTTGCGCCCATCGTAAGCTGATCCGCGATATAGGCATTGCCGCTGCCGTCGAATTGTATTTGCGCCGTGCCGGTGTTGTCGTTGAGCGATAATACGCCCGAACTGTTGAGGCTGATACGAGCCACTGCGCCGTCGTTGATGGAGAACAAGCCCGACGACAACGTAAACGCCAATTGAGCGCCCGATCCACTGCCGACGTTTGTTCCAATGCGCAACTCGGTTGAGTCGATGCGGAAGTTTTCAACGCTGCCAACATACATCGACAGTCGCCCCGCCGCTCGATCAAATTTCAGGTTTGATTTGCCTGCCGCAACTGCCCCCAACTGAAAGTCGCCCGCGTTGAGCGTGCGGCCAAATGTGGCCGTTAGGTTAGTGCTATCTGTTGTCACCAGCGCAAACGCGCCTGTGCCGGATGCGCCGGTTGTATCACTGTATCCAAATAGCCCCGCCGCATTGCCCACCACATACCCCGTTGTCGATGTGTTGGCGAGCATCAGTTCATAGTTATTACGAACCACGTTCAATGGCGCATTGCTGTTGTAAATCGACGCGATTTCATCGGCGGTTAGCACGCGGCCAATACTCGCTACATCGTCAATGTATCCGTTAATGTTATTGCTGCCCGATGTGGCATAGCTGCCCACCATGAAATACGTTGGCGTGGCGTAGGCGCTGCCCGCCGTGCCGGATGCGGCCAGTGAACCATTGATGTAGAGCTTGGTCACTGTGCCACCGCTGACGGTTACGGCGATGTGTGTCCATGTGTTTGCAGCCAGTGTCCCGCTATAGGTGGCAACCACTGAGGCATCTTTGCGCGAGACGTTGACCGATGTTGAATTGGCGTAGATGGTCAGCGAGCCGGTGTTGTCGCCACCGAAGAACGTCGCGGTGCGGCCCGACAACGAGGCGAAATAGAACCAGCCCGATAGCGTGCAGGTGGTCGCATCGAAGTTGTTGGCCGCGTTGTAGCGCACGATTGACACTGTGCGCGAGGATGCGGCGTAGGTGGTGGCATAGCCGCGTTGCTCCAACTGTGTGCCGTCCGAATACCAATCTGCTGTGCCTGCGCCGTTTTGCTCCACGCCCACCAGCCGCGAGGTGTCGCTCGCACCATAGGTAAATGTGACGGTGTAGCGTGTCCATGTGCTGGTGAGGGTTACGTTCGTGGTTGCGATGTTGCCGCTGACATTGCCATAGCCAAACAGCCGCACGTTACCAGTCCCACGCACATACACCGAGAATGTATAGGTGGTGCTGGTTGAGGTAACGCTAGTCACAGTGTAATACCAGCCTGTGCCAGTGCTTGACGTTTGACAGCGCAACGACCATGTGCCGAAAAGCGCCTGCGTGTTCACGCGGCTATTTGTGCCGCCGTTTTGCGTTACGCCGGTCAAATCCGTCTCGAATGAGTTGTTGGTGATGAGGTTAGATACGCCGTCCTCTAGGTAGAGCGCACCGTGATATTTGCCGGTGTTGATGCCCGTAACTGGCCCGCTATAGGTTGGTATTTGCCCCAAATGCCCATTGAGGTTGGGAATGGTCGAGCCTTGCGGTGTGTCGAATGGCAAATAGAGCAGCGCGGCCGTGCTAAACCCTACGCCGTTGCCGATGTATGCGCTGCCGATGATGCGCAGAATAGAGCCATCCCACGACATGCCACCAGATAGCGCCCCGCCGGACACCGCGCCCAAGCGCATCTTGTATGTGCCGGAATCGTTGCCCACCCAAAAGCCAGCCGCGCCGCTGGTATAGGTCATTGTGTCCGAGCCGCTACCTACGGCGATGCTAGGCGCGGTGCGTGACAGCGAAATAACCGGCGTGGTGCTTGAATACATCGTCAGGTCAGCGTTGTAGATATTCACGCCGTTATCACCTGCCAAGATGTAGCGATGGTTATTGTCTACGGTCGGCGTGGTTACGGTGTATTGGGCAACATTGGACTCTTGCGGGTTGGCTGTCCAACCAGTGCCAGCGTAAAGGCCCCATTGATTGCTACCAGTTAGTCCGCGCAACTGGCCGAGGCGGACGCGCAATTTCAACCCCTGCCCTGCCGTGGTTGATTTGGGGTGTGTGTTCCACGATACGATTTGATAGTAAGGCGAGTTCGCGCCTGCGCTACCATCAATCGCGTTTTGCTCCATGTAGCCGTTATCGCTTGTGCCATAGTCCAGCACAAGCGTCCCCGCGCTAATCGTGCCTGAGCCAGTGCCGGGGTAAGTGGCGTGCCGTGTAAACACATAGCGCTGGGCGGGCGGGTTGCTGCTTGTGACTTGCGCGCTGTAGACCACCGTTCCCCAAATGTCCGCAATCTTGAGGCCCCCGCCGCTGCGGTCGAATTGGCGCAAGCGCACCAAATCACCATCCACAAACACGTGGAAGCCTGCAAACCCTGCGAACTCCTCTACATCTAGGTTGCCTGTATTGCCTGCGGTTGGCACAGTGAAATTGGTGTAGACCTTCGCAACCGATTTGCTGATGATCTGCCCACCCGCGAGCGCTTGTTCTAGGTCAGCGATGAACGCTTTTGCGTGCAACTCATCGGTGTAGATGTATCTAAAATCGGCCTCGCCCGCGCTACTGATGCGCCACGCGGTTAGCTGTGACACATAGGACGGGTGCGCGACGTGGTTGGTGGTGTAGAGATTGCCGCCGGTTGACGCAATGGTGTAATTGCCCGCGCTTGAAACGGTGTGCGCTGCATAAACACTCCCGCTGTAATTGAGGCGGAATTGCTCGGTGGTGCTGTTGACCTCTAGCTTGGCGGTTGGCGTTGGAATGCTGTTGCCGATGCCGATTTTGCCCGACCCGCCACCGGGGTTGAAATAGATGTGTGTATTGGCGGGGGTGCTACCGATATTGGCAAGCGTGGTTGAACCGGATGGCGATGTAGCTAGGAAGGCGTAGTTATTTGCGTCGTAGCTCAGTTGGATATGGTAGCCACTCGTGTAGATGTGCAACCGCGCACCCACTGCGCCGACGGTGGTTGTGCCGATGCGGAAGTCATTCGCATGGTATGACGGCACGGCCCCGCTGCTATAGATGGCGTAGCCCGTTTGCGCGGCAATGCCAATGCCAATCGCTTGCACGCCTAGCCGCCCCGATGAATCGCTGGCAAGGATGGACGCAGCCGCGCCGGGATATGATGACGATGTGAGCGTGAGGGTGTAGGTTGTGCCGTCGTCGGTGTTGGATAGGCCGAGGCCGCTATAGGCAAACGTTTCAGTGGGTTGCAATGCGGCATAGGCTACACCGCCCGGCGCGGATCGGCTCGCGGTAATCGCCTTGCTTATCTGGTCAGCAATCAGGGGTTTAACGGATGCGTAGATTTCAGTAGTGCTTTGCATGTCATCCTTCCTTAACCCCAATATCAAACGGGTCTTTTGTGCCACGCGCAACGAGTTTCAAATAATCGTTCACCGCGTCGTATTCCGCATCGGCAACGGGGTAGCTGGTCGCGTTGGATAGGTAGCTATTGCCCGACAACCCCGCGAGCGAATCGCGGCGAATGACATAGACCCCCACCGGGCAACTCGTCTTATCCACTGGCACGTTTAGCCATGTCATCAATTGATTGTCTGCGTTGATATAGTAGTTATCAACATCATTGCTTGCATCGGCCACAGCGGTATATACGCGCAGGCGCTTGTCCTTGGTCACGCTCGCCAGTAACACCCCGCCGCTAGATGTGCCGAGTTTCAACAGGTCGCCAATAACGGCCCCGGCGGTCTGGTTGCCATCGCGATAAGGCGATGTAAAGATGCCGCTGGCGTTCTCAATCTCGGCTCCACCTGTAATGAACTGCCCGCAACTGGTCACGATGTTGACGATCTGCGTAGTGGTTGCCAGCATCCCCACCACCTCAAACCACATCTCCTCTACGGGGCTTATTGCGCTCCATGCTGACCCGTTGTAAGCCTTCGTTACGCCAAACGTGTAGGTATTGGTTGGGTCACTGAACACGCGAATGTAATCGCTGCCGCTTGTGCCATACGATACAAACAGTTGCAGCCATAGCGTTGTCGATGGGCCATTCAGAACGTTATCAGGCAGGTTAAACGTTACGCGAGTTCTATCCTGCGATAGGTCGCTGACGTTCATCGACACATCATCAATCACCGCTCCCGGCGAACCTGACGAATCAGAACAGATATACGCGGTGATTGTCCCCGTTGGGTTACTGCCCACCCGCGCAAGCTCAACACTGACTGACCCACACGCGGCGTTTTGCGACCCGCCCAACTGAAACGGCACGGCCAAGCGCTGATGCGCGGTTGAGCCGTTCAGGTCGAACGATGCCTCAGACGTTTCGGCGGTTAACTCAAACAATAGATCGCCCGCCACCGCAGGTGATCCGCTGCCCGATGTTGTTACCCACGCCGAACCATTCCACAAATAGGATGAGCCATCTGCGTAACCGAGTGCGCTATTGGATGCCATGCGGAAGTAATTGCTGGCATTGATAGCCCCGGCACGTTTAATGACGCAGTGATATTGCACCCCCGGCACAACCCAAATCTCAGTTGACCCACTGTTGAGCGATGTGTCAAACCATGCGTGGCTTCCCGTTGGGATGGTTGCATTCGGGACACTGACACTGCCCATTAGCACGCTGGGTGCGCCTGACCCGTTATCGCTCCAAAACTCATAGGTGAGATTGTCGGCTGGTGTGCCGACCTTAACACCCTTCATCTTGAGCGACTTCAATTGGATCGGGCGCGTGCCGGTCATCTTGAAACCAAAACGAATGTATGCACTGGTCGTCGCTTCTCCAAACTGAAACGTTTGGTTTTCGGGTTCGGCTTTGTAGCTCACCGTCTGTGTGTCACTGACCGTATACGTGCCAGCCCCGGGCCAATTCGACGCGCCAATTGCGGCGGTGCTGTAATACTTCCATTTGAGCGTGTCCCAATCCCCGCGGCAAACAATCGTTGCGCTGTTGTCGATGCGTGCGCTGATGTCGTTTTTGACGGGTGGATACTTCTTGACCGCAAGGGCTGATGATTGCATTTTTGCCGCCGCATCCGCAGAGATAGACGATGCGGTTTTAATCAGTTGCTTCTCACCATATTCGGTAATGGATACGGTGTCCGTGAGAAACGATGTCTTAGCGCTTGTTGATGCGCCGTTGTTATCAACGGTTGTATAGACCACGGCAATGCTATTTGCCATGTCGTCCACAGATACGCCCTCGTTCCCCGCATTGATGCCGACCACGCGCCCCCACCACACCGCCTCGCCGTAGTCGTTGCGAAGTTCGACGGGGCAACCCAGTAAGTCAAACAGGTTAGCCAGCGCGGATCGGTCGCCCGCCGCCTTGATGCTGGCTTGTCGTGGCCCGCCGATTTCATTGAACGAGAACGATTGAACCTCAAACTTAGCCAGCGGGCGCGGTTCAGGCTGGTAACTGTTGCGCGGCCCGAAGTAGGCATATACGCCGTAAGGGTTATTTGCCATTAGAGGGTTAACCTCCGTGGCCGGTAATACGCTTTCACGCTCAACGTTCGACGCGCATCTGGCACGCCGCCCGAATCTACCTGAATGGTATAAAACTGGTTATTGCAATTGGGGCGAATCGTCAGCCAGTCGCCATCGGTGCGCCACCCACCCAACACGCCGCCACCATTGGCGCTGTTGTCTTCATAGGTCTGTTGTGTTACGCCGTCCTCTACCAGTTTGTCGTTGAGAGGCAAGCCGCCTGTCCGTGTTGAGTAGGCTCGCATTCCACCATGCACCGGGTCGCACGGCAACAAATACACCGCGTCAACGTCTACTGTGTTCGTGCCACCGGTCAGTCGGCGGCATTTGAGCGCAAGCGAGAGCGAGTTGAGCGTGGCCGCGTCCGAGAGATACGGTGGAATTTCATTCCCGTTTAGCTGAATGCAATAGTCCGAGGTCGTCCCCCGCGCCCATTTAATCGGGCTAAGGGGAATCAATCCGCTGTCGATGATCTGCCAGCCAAAGTCATAATCCGAGGTTGCCAGCGCATTGCCCAGCCGCAAGAATGGCGTAAACCGCAGCCCGCGCATCCGCTGCAAATCGGCGGCGCTGAGTGTCCATGTGAGCAATGACACAATGTTGGTGTTTGTCCACTGGCAGCGCATGTAGTTGCCATTGCTTGATTGCGTTCCTGCTTGGCTTGCCGTAGACACGGTTGCACCTGCGCTGCCGCTTTCGCCCTCAAATACAGGAATACGGTTAGATGCAAAGTTGTTTGACTTCGCCATGCCGACATAGAGCTTTGTTGTATTCAGTGCGCTCGTAATGACTGGCGTTGTGTTGGTAATCTCCAACCGGATTGGCGCTTCAACGTCGCCCGATGTGTTGCTAGGCAGTTGCGCCGTGGGGATGTTGAACCAGTTATCAAGACTTCCCGTTTCGGCGTTCTGAACCGTTAGCCCTGATGTGTTGTTTGTGGCGTTGCCATTGGTCAGCGCCAATTGCGTCTCTGCGCTGCTCTCCCACCACGGCGAGCGAGTCACCGCAATTGTGACCGTATACCAGTTCTGTGCCACCTCACTCCCAAATACATCCTCGGAATGAGACACGCGCCCATCGTAGACCTCAGCGCGGAATGGTGTATTGAGGTTGCTTGTCTCGCAGTAGAGAAACACTCGCGGCCCTTTGCCGCTGTTCTTCCGCGCACGCGCTAAGACAAACATGCGGTTAACCATATTCATCTTCGTGCGTGGCGCATCCGATCCGCCGGGGCGAAAATCTACGACAATGGTTTCGCTGACACTTGTCGCGCCCGTCTCAGGCGGTATCGGCTGATACTTCACAACCCCGCCGTAGGTTGCATCCATCAGGTCAACGTCATTCTCTGACGAGTCGGATACGGTGAACTTGAGTGTAGGCAGTGCCATGTTATCGGTTAAAGATTTCAGCAATACGGGCATCAACCGCACGCTTAATCATTGCGAGGTCTAGTTCATTGCGCACGTAGAGGTTTTGCGCCAGATACACAACGGGCTTATTGCCGGTGAATATGCCGCCGCCCACACCCCCACCAAAACCACCCTGCGCAAGTGGGTTTGTGCCATCGCCCGTTCCGCTGCCGCCGCTACCGCCCGTCCCCTTCCCATTGTTGCCAGTGCCATCGCTGGTAATGTCATTGCGCACCACGTTGACAAACACCGTGCGGTCTTTGATTCCCTCAAGCGCCGTCTTGACGTTATTTACCCCCGTCATCGCGTGGGTTGTATTAGCCGCGATGACTACGGTTTTAAGTGGGAGGGCGGCGTTATTTACATCTGCAATCGCGTCCATTGCAAACGTCTTATCGCCGCTGCCCACCTCGGCCCCTAACGCGGCTTTGTGTGCGCCTTGAATGATGAGTGTCTTTGCGGGGACTTTCGCATCATTCACCGCGTCTAGGATGGTGATTGCGCCAATGGAATCGCCGTTAACAAATACCGTTTTCTCCGGTATCTCTTTATCAATGACGGCCTGTATTGCCTTCGTCGCGTCCTCGGTGTCGCCCGCTACATGCACGGTAATAGATGAGTTCGACGGAAGTGTTGCGCTGCCCGTCGTGGTGATCTTGAGGTCGATTGTCTTATTGCCAAGCCCGTCTAATTCTGACTTGACCCGTAGCAGTGATTGGTCAAAACTGATCGTATCAAGCGCAAGCGACACACCCGCAGGCCCAAGTTTTGCCAGCGAATCCTTCGCCGCCTTCATCTGCGCATCTAAGCCCGTTGTGTCGAATGACACCGGCAGGGTCATAGACGATGTGGGCGCGGGCGTGCCTACTCCGAACGATGGGCCTGCTCCAAGATCGTATTTGACGGGGACTGTAACGGGCTTCTCCGCCTCAGTCTTTGCGCCCTCAACTGGCTTGACAAACCCCGTTGTATCCGCAGTGACCGGCAACGGCGGCAAGTTCATCAGTTTACGAATGGCTTCATTGGTAATCTCAGGGTGGTCAATCTCGGTCTTAACCTCTACAGTTTTGCTTTCGGGAATGTTTTTAACAATATTCCCATACTGATCTAGCTTAAGCCCCAAGTCTTCAAGATGCTGGCCGTATGTATCAACAATGTGGATAGAAGACTGCGTTGCCGCCTTCCCGCCGTTGTAGGCTTTCTCGACCTCACGCGCTGCTGCCGCCACCTTGTCATGCTCGGCTGTAACATTCATCTGAACAGCCAGATAGTCACGCTCTGAAATCTTCTTGGCATCCAGATCGGCTTTCGCCTCTTTCATTGTTTTGTTATCGGCTTCGCTTACTTTATTCAAGTAAAGCTGCGCGTCGATAACATCATCCATTGATGCCTTCTGTGTCTTGCGCACAGTCGTCACCAACTTGATGTAGTCAGCGTGGGTAAGTTCGCTCTTGCCCGCCGCGCCAGATGCGCCCTCGACTTCGCGGTAGCCTTTCGCCACCGAAACAAAGGCAGGGTCTTTCCATGCGCCCGCCTGTTGCAATGCCTGCTCGCCGCTAATCTCGCCCTTGCGATATTGCTGGCCCAGCGTAATCATTTGCTCAAGCGTGATCTTGTGCTTGGCATAGGCTTGCGTTAGCCCTTGTGCAACCAGTGTTTGTTCGGCATCGGCAACCGTTATCTGTCCCGTTGCCAACTTCCACGCCATTGCAGCCTTCGCCGCCGCGTCCATTTTCTCCGGCATCTTGCCGAAGCCTTCGGTCAGGTTGTCGGTTTTGTCTTTGAGTTCTTGCGCTGCCGCCGCCGCGTCGCGCATGGATTTTTCAAACCCTTTCTCGCGCTCTGCCGCCCCTTGTGCGGCTTTGTCCATGCGCTCGGTCGCCTCAGCGCCGTCGTGGATTTTGCCGGATGCTTTATCAAACTCATCCTTGACCTTGGCCGTTGCATCCATCAAATGCAATTGGCCCTGCGAGTATTGGTCAGAGGTGATGTATCCCTTTTGATACGCCTCGGTGAGTGCCTTCTCTTTCTCGTTGATGCCGTCAAGCTGCTGGTCGCGCTTGAGCATTGTGTCTACAAGGTCTTGTGTTTTGTCCTTGTATTCGACTGACCCTTCCGTGACTTTCTTTTGAGCCTCGGTGAGTTTAAGTGTCGAATCTTCCGCTTTTATAGATGCATCAGAGACATTAAATAGCTCTGGGTACATCTGCCGCATGGACTCAGCCGCTTCTGCGCCGCGTGTGCCAAGAACCCCCCACGACTTTTCTACTGCCTCACTGCGCCCGATCTGGCTGGCGAAGGCGGCTTTAAGAACGTCACTCCCTGTTGCAACTTGTTTCAGCGTGTCGGCCTGAATCTTGCCGTCATTCGCCATCTGAAACATCGCGTCAGCGGCGAGCTTGTTCGCTGTGGCTACATCGTCGCTACCGGTAACAATCAGGTTAAACCAGTGGACAACATCGGCCAACATCGGGATTAGTGTGGTCCCGATCTTGCGACCAACAGAGGTTGCCGCATCGCCTAGGGAGTCCTGCGCTTTCTTGAGTTCATCAACGGCGCGAATGGTGTCGCCGCTCATGGTCAGGCCCGCATCTTTTGCGGCCTGCATCATCTCATTTAGCCCGTCTCGCCCCTTGTTGAGGATGGGGATGAGTTCCGCGCCTTGCTTGCCGAATAACTGGATTGCCAAGGCGGTTTTCTGTGGCCCATCTGCCATGTGCGAGAACGCATCGGCCACGTCGGGGAGGATGTCGGCAAGTGGCCTAACATGGCCCTCGGCATCGTTGGCCTTAATACCAATATCTGCGAGTGATGCCGCAATGCCTTTGCCAGATTCGGCAACACCATCGCTTACATCTTTGACCCCGCCCAACCCACGCGCAAATTTGGTCAGCGCAGAATCAACGGCCTCGCCGCTCACGCGCACATCGTCGGCGGCCTCTTTGAACCCTGAAAGAAATTCGACACTTGCACCGGTTGCGGCGGATAGCTTGCGATACCCCTCTGCCGCCTCCTCGGTGTCCTTAATCATCTTGCCGAGGGTTTCCCCGGCAATCTGCCCAATTTGGCCCAACGGCCCCGGCAATGCGCCAAGCACTGTGCCAAGCGCTTCATAGTTGCCGTTGAGGACATCCCAGCCCGCGCTAATCTGATCTTTGAATTTCAGGCCAGCCGCAACCGCAACAGCCATACCCTGCGCAATGGCCGCGCCGCCCTTCTGCCCTACCGTAGACGCGGCTTGCATCTTGGCGGTAAAGTCGTCGCGTAGACGGATCAGGTATTCAATCGTATTGCCAGCCATGCTACTTCCACATCCTCATCGTTTGGCGCAGTAGGTCTATGTGATGCTCAGGCCAATCCTCAACGTCTTCGATTCGGTAACTCGTGCCGAAATATGCGTTGACATCGCGCACAAACAGCGCATCTGCAATGAACTGGTTAGGGATCAATATGCCCTGCCCTAATCGCTGGGCGTGTTCAACTGCAACGGGGCTGAAGGCGCGGACAATTTTTTTACCTGTGCGTCAGAATATCTGTCCCACAGCTTGACGATGTGCGGCGTGATTACCTCATCACCAACCAACGTCATTACAAACAGGGCGCGGGTAATAAAACCATCTAGGCTATCTAGAATCTCATTGGCCGCGTCCACCTCTAAGCCGAGGATGAACGCAATAGCTTTCTCGGTTTCATCGGCCTTGAGATTCCAATACTCGCGCCTAAATTTGCGCGTGGGATTGCGCAAAATGTTAAGGGACTGACCCGCAAAACGCGGGTCAATCTCTCCGAGGTCGAACGGTTCGTAAATCGGTGTGTATTCAAATCCCATACATTAGCCGGGGTTGGTCGCGTTGCCATTGATGATGATGATCTTGGCGAAGTTGGCAAACGTGGCCGAGTCGTAGCGCATGGTGTGCGTGAATGAAAGCGTGGTGTTGCCGTCGCGGTCGCCCCACAGTTGGCCGACACTGGTAATGTCGCCTGCGGTTTGAATCTTCAACGTCTTTACGCCCGCGCCCACCACTGAGCCAGTGCCACTGAGTTCCACCAATCGGCCAGTGCCAGCAATGTATTTATCCAACTCGGCAATACCGTTGGCGTTTGCTTCAAGCGAGAAGGTCAGCGTAGCCGACGGCACACCGTAGCCAATAGCCGAGGGGCGCACATCGCCATCTGAGAATTTCTTGAAGTGGATACCGGTGTTGTAAGTGAAGTTGAAGTCGATGAGGGATGCGGTTAATCCGGTTGTGGCAATCGTCCCGCCGAAGTCATCAACCTTGAGCGCCATTGAACCAACGGCCAATGTCTCCACGGCGCGGTTCGTCAGTGCAGCGGTCAGCGTCGATTTGGTCAACTCGCGGCCAAGCCAGTTTGCAGAGAACGTCACCAAGCCATCATTCGCAGCGCTACCACTGATGGTAAACGACTCAACAAATGCGCTGGCAATCTCATATTCTTGGCTGCCGTCGTAGAACTCTAGCGTGCGTAGATCAGCCGCAGCCGTAGCGCCCAATGGGAACGGGAACGTCCACGTCTTATCGCCGCCTGCACCTGTGCCGGTCACGCCTCCCTTAACCGCAGCGGTCAAGATCATCGGCATATCCTCATAGGTGAAGTCGCCTTGAGTCGTGGCACTGGCGCGTTTGTCGGTCACGCGGGCCGTGTGCGCTGGGGCGAAGTCGCCCTGCATGTAACGCGACTGTTTGACCGTAACCAACGGCGTGGCGCTCAGGTCGGTTAGACCCATGAACTTCGCCGTAGCCGCAACCGAAGTCCCGAAGGTGGACTCTTTGCCGATCTGTAAAACTTTAAGTGCGGTGCTACCCATTGCTCACCTCGTTATCCCCGTCGTTGTGCTGCGGCTTAAAAGCCACAACGGGCGTTTGCGTCACGCGCTCAAACAAATGCGGGGCTTGATATTCGTCGGTGTCATTGCCAACCTTGAGGGCCAACAATTGTTCTGCCGAGAAACCAGAAGCGGCAATGTCCGCCTCGGTCAAATCAACGGCAGGCACGCCCGCGATGTAGTTGCCGCCGCCGATGTATTTCAATACGATTACTTTCTGCTCTGCCATTTACGCTACCCCTTGATTTACCATCGTGAAATCTATTTCAATGTCCCATCCAATCGTTTCTTGATCACCCCAAACCATGTCACCGCGAAACGCACCGCGAATTGCTGTCACCGTTGCAATCTTGTGATCTAGTGTTAAGTCGTTGTAGATTGCTACGGGGACAACCTCGCCATATGGGACAGACTTTTCTATGTCACGCGGTAAATCCTTTCTTGCTACATGAACCTGAACCGCCAACGTGTGCGTGCCGTGTCTCAGTGTTTGGCTAAACTGCGTGTAATTCACACGCCGTATAAACGCTGTCCCGAATGGGAATACGCTTGGATTCTCAATCGGGCCATCTGGCACGCTTCGAATCGTTGGTGATACCGTGCGCAACTTATCGCGCACCGCATCAACAACGTTCTGTAGTGTTACGCTCATCCCCAAATCGCCTTACGCAGTTCTTCGCCTACGTAGCGTTGAACTACGCCAGCAATGAACGGCGATTCCAACACGCGCCCAAACATGCGATGCGCCTTTGTGCCGTTCTTGGCAATCGCCCGTGCTACAAGAAACGCGGGGATGCCGTGACGGTTGCCCCACTTCTCTAGCGCTGCAACCGGCGGCCAGTGCGGGGCTGTGCCTTCCTCGACATACCGCGCATAGTCCACGTTGCTTCCCACCACGCCGACAATCTCATCGCCCATCTCGCGCACTTCATCAGTCACGCTTGCGCGTAATCGCCCCGTGTCCACTGGCGTTTCGGCCTTGACCTGATTTGCAATCACCTTTACGCCCTTGCTCATGCCCTTCTTCATCGCAGCCGTTGCCGCCTGCGGGTTAAGGGTCTTTGCAAAGTCCAAGCCGCTCACACTCCAATCGAAGCTCATGTCTGCAACCTCCGTATGGGCGGCGCAAGCATGGCCTTTACGTCAGGGTCTAGGGTTGGCTTAAGCATGGACAGTTGCCCAAACTCGCCAGTGCCAGCAATCCCAAAGGGCGAATCCTTGCGCTTAAACAGTCGGGCGCATTGGATCAGGCACGCCTCACGCACAATCTCTTTCCACGGTGAATCATCTGGCACGCCAAACTTCCCGATGACTTTCACCCCTGCCTCTATGCAGTGGTTAAACTTTTGTGTGCCTAAGCGCTTCACCCGAATCTCGGTATATGGCATTCCCAAAGCAGAGGCGTTAAACGGTGATAACTGATAGTCAGTTGATACCCACGCCGTCGCATAGTCGCCATTGCCGGTGTTATCGGTTGCAACACTCGTTACACTCACAATGTCATCGGTCAACACAAACTCACTAGACGTTGCGGTGTAATACCGTGTTTCGTCTGATGGGCTTTTGTAGAAACGTCGCCGCGCCTCGGTGTCAATCAAACGGCTAACCGCAGTAATGACAGCCTCCAAGCGCACATCGTCGGCGGTGTCGTCGATAGTGAGTTGCGCTTGGAGGTCTGCTAGTGTGCAGTAGCCGTTTGTGATCGTCATTTAGTCTTTGCCGCTCGCTTGATGGCTTTGTCAGCCGGTGGAGCTTCGGTCAGTGGTGTTTCTTCTACTGGCGCTGATTCGGCAATCTGCCAGTAGGCGGGGAAGCTGGATAGCAACCACTCGCCCACTGGCGTTTCAACCGTAATCGTCTCGCCTGCTTTCACATCAAAGTTGCCCTGACGAAAGCTCTGTAGACAATACAGATTCATTTAGGTGATGTTGTAGAGTCCGGCGGTGTGGAGGGCGGTTGAGCGCGAACCACGGCTACCGACTGCGATGCGATACGACGCAACCAACACCAGTTTGCGCGTCTGAATGAAGCGGTCGAACTCAATCGTCAGGCCACGCTTATAGGCAATCTTCCAAGCGGGTCGCCACACCAAGAACGCTGAACCCTTGGTGTCATTGGTCGCGGGGCTGGTCGTGGTGTATTTGCCATCCGTGTCCGTGCGAACAATCGACGGGGTGATGATGACGGGGATGCCGCCATAGTTGGCAAGCTGGCCGGTCAACACGGTGGCTTGCGGGCCGAACTTGTCCACCGTCACAACGTTGGTCAAACCAAGCATGTTGACATACGTCACAGGATCAACGAACCAAACAAGGTTGTTGATGTCGCTGGCGTATTTGTCCATCCGCGCCAACGTGCTGCGCAACAGCGCATCAGTCACCGCGCCGCCCGCGCTTGCGCTTTGGGTGCTGTTGTCAACAAGCGCCTGCCGACGAATGCCGTTCTGACCGTTCGACATGAAGTAGTCAGTCGCGGCGGGGGCTGCGTCGTCGCTGTTCACGTTGCCCGTTCCGGCGCTCTGGCTGTCCGCATTCATAATGAAGCGGTCGATGGACTCAGAACCATTGCGGGTAATTACGTTGCGAATTTCAGGGATGACGGCGATCAACGAATCCTCATCGAGGTCGTAGGTAAGACCAACTTCTGCAAGTTGCTCTGTGCTGGTCAGCGTGCCTTTGGCGGTGGCGGGATCGCTTGCGGTCGTGGCCGTGCCTTGTGAACCCTTGCGCCAAGTCACATCCCCCAAGCCGAGGGGGTACTCCCACGGATCAGTCGGCATCGGCACGGTAGTAAACGCACCAGCCACGCGGCTATCAAGGAACATGTCGTTCCACAACTGATTTGCCAAACCAGTCGGCACGAGTTCATCGCCTGTGCCTGAACCGGTGGCAGTCAGCGTCTTGTGGACAGCTTGCTTAAACTCGCTGCTGCGCTTCTTCGCGTCGCTGTCGCTCTTTTCAGCTTTCGACATCAACCAATTGGCAAAGAGCAAATCGTCGGCAGGCACACCGTCATACTTGCCGCCCTTGACGGTATCCGACTTCTCGCTCCCGCCAACATCCACGCCCTCGCCCCGGCGCACCGGCTTATCGGCCTGCACTTGGGCTTGCGCTTTCATCACCGCCTCGGCCAGCTTGTCATAGTCCAAAGTGGCCTTATCGTTGCCCGCCGATTTAATAACCTCGGTGAGTTGGGCAATCTCTTTCTTAACACTATCCAATGCTTCGCTCATGTTGAATTACCTCACTGAATACATTTGCTTTACGGCCTTGAGCATTTCGCCCAACTCAGCCGCTACTGCTGTGCTATCGTCCGGCTCGCTCTTGGCCTCCGGCTCTTGCTGTGGTGCGTTCTGTTCTGGCTCTTGCGCAATCTGCGAGAGAACAGCGCCAATGGAGTCATACGCGCCGCGTAGTTTGGTTTCGTTGGCAGAGGAGAGAACGCGCCCGCGCTTGCTGATAACCGGATCGGCAGCCTTGACAACTGTTTCGCCCGGCTTAACAAACACAATGTCGTCCTGCTTATCGTCCAGCGCCTTCATGCTCATGCGCAGCGCGTCTTGATTTGCGGGGATCGGCACAAGTGACCATTCCAACAACTCCCACTGTGTGAAGTCGTTGCCGCCTGCTTGGTTGGGCTGTGCGGCCTTGGGAATAAAGCCGATTGACGCAGTGCGAATCCACCCGCCATCCCACAACAACTTGACGATGTTCTGCGGGTCTTGGTCGTTGGCTGCTGGGCGCAGTTCAAAGGAAGCCACAATGCCATCCGGCGTAATCTCTAGACCAGTCGTGCGGCCCACGGTCTGCCACGGATCGCTATAACCGTGGCCCCACTGAACGACGGGGTTCTTGAGATAGCTATCAATCTGCGCACCGAGGGGAAACACACGATCCGCGTCACGGTCAAACGCCGCATTGCTGATGAGGATGCGCCCGCCGTCTGCGGCTTTCTCAAGGACTTGGAAATCTACTGTCTTATGCTTCATTGCAACCTCTATCGGCAGGCCATGAAATAGGTCAGCGTCAGTGCGTTTGAGGTAGAGATGGAAGTGGAGACGCGCACATACTGCACAGTTGGATTGTTGAATTGGTAGATGTCGTTTTGCGCGGTCGTGACGGTGGTCACAACATTGGTGGCGAACGAAACCCAATCTTTGCCGTTGTTGCTGCCTTGCAGCGAAATCGTCAACGCATTGGATGAGCCAATGGTGGAGACGTAGTGCAATGCGCAGGCGTTGTAGGGGATCGTTAGCGCCGCCGATGAGTTCCAGTTACCAGTGGTCACGCGGTCATCGGCCAAGATGAACAATTGCCAATCGGCGCTACGCGGCTTAGAGTCACCAGCAGCAGGCGGGGTAATCGCTGCGCTGGCAACGTTCAAACTCAGCGCAAGGCACACACTCAAAATAATCGCTATCGCTCGCTTCATATTGAAACCTCAGTTACGAGCGCAACGCAATAAAAAAGGCGCACGCTCGGTTGACCGAACGTGCGCCTTAGTAGACGGTGGTTCTTCTGCGGTGAGTGTGGCTGATGCGTAGCCCACCGCGAACAATGCCGGAATTATACAACGATTAGCCGCGCCGTAGCACCTCCTGATCTAGCGGCGCTTGGTCTGTGTAGATAAACCGAGGCTCGGACAAATCAACGTGCTTAGGCTCGCGCCGAACCTCACGCCCCAACATGCGGTCAATCTGTGCGACTTCGGACAGTAACAAACGGCGGTGTGCCTCAAGGTAAAGTTTCAAATCATCTGA